CCTCTACACAGAACACCCCCCACCCTAAAAAATAAGTCCCCCTGAAAAAATTTTTGTAGTACAAACCCACGTTTTTAAAGGGCTGTGCGGTTATTTGGGTTATTCAGACTTTCGGAACACTCGGCACGTAAATACTTCTAGAAAATTTGGTTACACAGAAGTAGGCAGAAAGCGGTGTCCAGAAAAACACGTAAGTTCTGTTTTGGACTTTTTGGTCTTTTGAGTTTGACTACACTTACTGTATATTTCCGCCAACGGCGACTAGCCAGCGAAACAATCTATGACCTTACTTGTAGAACCTGAGATCGGTGTGCCCCTTGTGGACGACATACCGAACGTAGACTTGAAGGAACGTGCAGAGGCAGCGTGTAATACTGCGTTGACGCTGGCAGAACATGGGTTGGATTTAGAACCTACGATAGAGGATGAGGATGCCGCTGCGAAACTTGCTGTTGCTTATGCTGACAATCCTGAGAAAACTTCTAAAAAGGTTACAGCAAAGAAAGCGGCGACGCTTACCCCAGCCTCGATAGTTCTAACTAACAACATACTGCAAGAGTTCGGGCACTCTGTAGCAGAGAGCGCCACACAGATCCGGTATCTAGTCACCAACAAACTGCTTATAGAGTCAGAGAACGATGACCCGCGTATACGCATACGCGCATTAGAACTTCTAGGTAAGATCTCAGACGTAGGACTTTTCGCAGAGAAGTCAGAGGTCACGATCACACACCAGTCCACGGATGATCTACGTAACAAGTTACGTGGTAAACTTGAGAAAATAATTTCTACAACAGACGTAGATGACGTACAAGAAGCAGAGTACGAAGAGGTCGTGTTGGATGGTGAGTTGGTGAACTTAGAAGAAGAGCTAAGGGTTAACGAACCAACAGATGACTAAAGCAATCCCATCTTTTAGCGAAGACGAGGTGGAGCAGATGCTCAATAACCTTGATTCGTTTACGGACGAAGAGGTTGTGGAGATCAATCGCATTGTTGACGAGTTGGAAGTACGCAGAAAGAACAAAGAAGCGTACGACGACTTCATAGAATTCTGCAAACGTATGCAGCCAGACTACATTGTGGGTAAGCACCACCGCATTTTGGCTGACTTGCTCATGGATATTGAGCGAGGTAGGAAGGATCGCATCTGTGTGAACATCCCACCGCGCCACGGTAAGTCCCAACTTGTCTCTATTTTCTTTCCCGCGTGGTTTTTAGGGCGCAATCCGAACAAAAAAGTGATGATGGTGTCGCACACCACTGATTTGGCGGTGGATTTTGGTAGAAAAGTGCGGAATCTTATCTCTACAGACGCATATCAGGCCATTTTTCCTACAGTCCAGCTTGCAAGTGACTCAAAATCAGCCGGTAGATGGAACACAAACGTCGGTGGTGAGTATTATGCGTGTGGTATTGGCTCTGCTCTTGCTGGTCGTGGCGCTGATTTACTCTTAGTAGACGACCCGCACTCGGAACAGGACGTAATCAACGGTAATTTTACGGTTTTCGAGAAAGCATACGAGTGGTTTACGTTTGGAGCGCGTACTCGTCTGATGCCGGGGGGTCGTGTAGCCATAATTCAGACCCGATGGCATATGGATGATCTCACTGGGCGTGTCACACGCGACATGGTGCAGAACGACAGGGCAGATGAGTACGAGGTGGTAGAGTTTCCCGCCATATTAGAGGTGGAGGAAGAAGAAACTAACGACATTATAGAAAAACCACTATGGCCTGAGTTCTTTGACCTAGAGGCGCTACTGCGAACCAAGGCATCTATGCCTACATTCCAGTGGAACGCGCAGTATCAGCAGACACCTACGGCAGAAGAAGCCGCTCTGGTCAAACGTGAGTGGTGGCAGATGTGGGATCAGGAGAGTCCGCCCAGTTGCGAGTACATTATTATGTCGTTGGATGCAGCGGCAGAGAAACACAACCGCGCTGACTACACGGCGCTGACTACGTGGGGTGTATTCCTGTACGAGGAGACAGGCAACTACAACATCATCCTGTTGAACAGTATAAAGAAGCGCATGGAGTTCCCAGAGCTAAAAGACATGGCACTGGAGGAGTATACTGAGTGGGAGCCTGATGCGTTTATCGTGGAGAAGAAGTCGTCGGGTACGGCGCTGTATCAAGAGATGAGGCGCATGGGGTTGCCTGTTTCAGAGTATACACCGCACAGGGGGTCAGGTGATAAACTTGCACGCTTAAACTCAGTATCTGATATTGTCGCGTCTGGTTTGGTATGGGTTCCTCCTACACGGTGGGCGGAAGAGGTAATAGAAGAAATAGCAGGGTTCCCGTTTATGAGCCATGATGACTTAGTTGACTCAACAGTCATGGCACTCATGCGTTTCAGACAGGGCGGGTTTATCAGGCTACCGACAGACGAGCCGGAAGAAACACGGTACTTCAAACGACGTGGCAACGGGTTCTACTAGAGACAGATTATGGCTATAGAAAAAGGTTTGTACGCAGCGCCTCAAGGCATGGAAGCAGAGGAAGCACCAGATTTAGAGATTGAGATTGTCGATCCTGAGATGGTGACGTTGGATGATGGCAGCGTTGAGATCACCATAATCCCTGACGCAGAACCCACGGACATGCTGCCGTTCAATACTAATCTGGCTAACATCTTAGATGAAAATGTGTTGTCAGAGATGGCTGATGAATTGGTAGGTCACATAGACGCAGACGTTGATAGCCGCAAAGATTGGGCAGACTCGTTCGTCAGAGGTCTGGACGTACTGGGCTTCAAATACGAGGAACGCACCGAACCGTGGGAAGGCGCGTGTGGTGTGTATTCTACAGTGCTTGCCGAAGCAGCCATACGCTTCCAAGCAGAAACCATGTCCGAGACGTTTCCCGCCGCTGGGCCTGTAAAGGTCAAGATCATAGGCATAGAAGATAAGGACAAGGAAGCAGCGGCAAACCGCGTAAAAGCGGATATGAACTACGAACTCACCGAGCGCATGGTGGAGTACAGACCCGAGCATGAGCGGCTGCTGTATAGCCTTGGCTTGGCTGGAAGTGCGTTCAAGAAGGTATATTACGATCCGAATATAGGGCGGCAGACCGCAGTCTACATACCCGCTGAAGATGTGGTGGTGCCATACGGTGCCTCACATATAGAGAGTGCAGAACGTGTTACGCACATCATGCGTAAGACAAAGAACGAGTTGAAGAAGCTACAGGCAGGAGGGTTCTACAGAGACGTAGATCTGGGCGACCCACAGCCGTACCACACAGACATTGAAGAGCGTAAGGCAGAAGAAGGTGGGTACTCACTAACAGACGACGACAGGTACTCTCTATATGAGATCCACGCAGATCTGGTTATAGATGGTATAGATGACTCGGAAGACGAGATAGCCAAGCCGTACGTGGTGACACTAGAGCGTGGCTCTAACGAAGTGCTGTCTATTCGCCGCAACTGGAACCCTAATGACCCGTTGATGTTGAAGCGTCAGCACTTCGTGCATTATGTATATGTGCCCGGATTTGGGTTCTATGGCCTTGGACTCATACATATAATAGGGGGGTACGCTAAAGCGGGTACGTCTATTATACGGCAACTGGTGGACGCTGGTACGCTAGCTAATTTGCCGGGGGGTCTGAAGTCCCGTGGACTGCGGATCAAAGGGGATGACACGCCGATTGAACCCGGAGAGTTTAAGGACGTTGATGTACCGTCCGGCAGTATACGCGACAACATCTTGCCGCTTCCTTATAAGGAGCCAAGTCAGACTCTACTAGCTCTACTCAATCAGATTACAAATGAGGGCCGTAGGCTAGGCGCTATCAGCGACATGAACATCTCTGATATGTCTGCGAATGCTCCGGTGGGCACGACACTTGCTCTGTTAGAGAGAACTCTCAAACCAATGGCAGCGGTGCAGGCTCGTGTGCACTATGCCATGAAGCAAGAGTTTAAGCTGCTCAAGGCGATTATGTCGGAGCACGCACCTGACGAGTATGCGTATGAGCCGGTACGTGGCGAAGTAACCGCCCGTGTTGCAGATTACATGACCGTCGATGTCATACCTGTCAGCGATCCGAACAGTTCCACGATGGCCCAGCGAGTTGTGCAGTATCAGGCTGTGCTACAGATGGCACAGTCAGCGCCTCAGATATATGACCTGCCACAGCTACACAGGCAGATGATAGAGGTGTTGGGGGTAAAGAATGCTGACAAGCTAGTCCCAACAACGGATGACGCCAAGCCTGTAGATCCTGTAAGCGAGAACATGAATGCGCTCAACGGCAAACCGCTCAAGGCGTTTATCTACCAAGATCACGACGCGCACATGGCTGTGCACCAGTCGTTCTTACAAGACCCTTCAGTTGCAGCGACTATAGGGCAGAATCCTCAAGCGCAGCGTATCGCTGCGGCACTACAGGCGCACATAGCAGAACACCTCGGCTTCAAGTACCGCAAGGAAATGGAAGAGAAGGTTGGAGCGCCACTGCCTAACCCGAACGCAGAATTGCCAGAGAACATGGAGGTCAACTTGGCCCGCCTCATGGCACAAGCTGGAGGGCAGCTTACGCAGCAGAAGCAACAGCAGGCAGCACAGCAACAGGCGCAACAGAAGGCTCAAGATCCTGTGGTGCAGATGCAGCAAGCCGAACTACAGATCAAGCAGCAAGAAGTGCAGCGTAAGGCGGCTAAAGATCAGGCAGATGCCCAGATAGAACAGGCTAAACTACAGCTACAAGCGCAAGAGAATATGCAGGATGCCCAGATGGATCAGGCAGAGTTAGAGCTAAAACGCCAAGAGTTGGTGTTAGATGCCCGGAAAGACGGCGTGAAAATGGCTGCGGAACGCCGCAAAAACAATGCAAAAGCAGATCTTGATATGATAAAGACCATGAAGGACTCAACTCCTAGAGATCAATAATGGCTAAAACCGTCTTTGACGTGCTAAAAGAAAAAATCGAGGCTGACAAAGCCTCCGCACTACAATTTCTGGGTGCTGGTGGAGCAAAAGACTACGCCATGTACAAGGAAACCACAGGTTTGATTCGGGGTCTCGAAACCTGTCTGGGTCATGTAGAAGACCTCTCGCGCAATTTGGAATATGACGATGACTGAACCTCTTATGGCTCAAGAAGAGCTAGAAACGCAGCTACCTGTACCTGTCGGGTATAGAGTCCTTGTGGCTATGCCACAGGTAGAAGAAACCTTCGATGGAACTAACCTGCTAAAGACAGATACTACTAAAAGCCATGAAACCGTGATGTCCATAATCGGGCTTGTACTGGATATGGGCGACCAAGCGTATGCTGATGAAGATAGATTCCCCACTGGCCCTTGGTGTAAACAAGGCGATTACGTCATGTTTCGTGCCAACAGCGGAACTAGATTCAAGGTTGATGGTGTAGAGTATCGTCTAATGAACGATGATTCTATCGAAGCAGTTGTAGCAGACCCCCGTGGTGTATCACGAGCATAGGAGTAAACATGGCGTTTCAAAAGGTTGAATTTAGTTTTCCTGAAGACCAAGACGAGAAATCTATTGATATAGAAGACTCTAGCGAGGTAGAAATTGACTTGTCCGGCAAAAAGACCGCCGACGACTATGCAGATACTCCTGCTGAACCTGAAGTTGTGGTTGAAGAACCGAAAGCAGAGTTGGAAATTGAGGTTGTTGACGATACCCCAGAGGCTGATCGTAACCGCAAGCCATCTAAACCACCGGCTGACGTTACAGATGAAGAGTTGGAGGGGTACTCTGAGAAGGTACGCAAACGTATTCAGCACCTCAACAAAGGTTATCACGACGAAAGACGAGCAAAAGAAGAAGCGTTCAGAGAGCGGCAAGAGCTAGAAGCTCTTACAAAAAGGCTTTTTGAGGAGAACAAGACTCTCAAGGGTGACGTGGGCACAACACGCGAGGCTTTGCTGGATCAGGCAAAGCGTGTAGTTGACTCAGAACTCACTGGCGCAAAGATAGCCTATAAGGATGCGTACGAGAGTGGTGACGCGGATAGGCTCATTGAAGCGCAGGAACATCTAACTGCTGCCAAACTAAAAGCAGATAAGCTAGATAATTTCAAATTACCTTCTTTACAAGAAGAAGATACTGAGGTACAAGAACCTCAAGCAGCTCCACAGAGGGCGCGTGATCCGAAAGCAGAGGCATGGGTACAAGAAAATTCTTCTTGGTTTCATGTCGATGATGAGATGACAGCGTACGCTATGGGGCTGCATAATAAGTTAGTCAAAAGTGGGGTTGACCCACGGTCTGACGAATACTACGAGAAGATTGATTCTCGTATGCGAAAAGTATTCCCAGAAGAGTTTGATGATGTAGTAGAGCAGCAAACACAGTCCGAAGAGCGGGAACAGCAACCAACTGTGGTAGCTCCCGCAACGCGAAGCACATCACCGAACAAAGTGAAGCTAAAGAAATCACAAATAGCTATCGCTAAAAGACTCGGAGTACCGTTAGAAGAATACGCCAAACAGGTTGCACTTGAAATGAGGAAAGCGTAATGGCTGAGAACCGAATAAAGCGTGATAAAGAAACTCGTGAAACTAAGTCTCGTAAAAGAGCTTGGCAGCGACCCGAGGTATTACCCTCACCTGACCCAGAACCGGGTTACGCGCACCGCTATGTAAGAGTTTCCATGCAGGGTCAAACAGACGCTACGAATGTTTCCTCTAAATTGCGTGAAGGTTGGGAACCCGTAAGAGCCGAAGACCATCCTGAAATAACTATGGCTACCGTTGAAAGCGAGCGATTTGCTGACAACGTAGTTATCGGAGGGCTGATGTTATGCAAAGCTCCCGAAGAGTTAGTTGAGGAACGAACGGACTTTTATGAGCAGCAAACAGCATCTCAGATGCAGTCAGTAGATAACAACCTCATGCGAGAAAACGACCCACGTATGCCTTTGTTTAGTGATAGAAAAACAAAAGTTACGTTTGGGAACGGAACTTAATTTATTTAGGAGCTTATAATGGCTTACCCTACTGTCGATGCCCCCTATGGGCTAAGGCCAGTAAAGCTATTAAGCGGTGTTCCGTATGTTGGTACTGTCCGTCACTACTCCATTGCGAGTGGTTACGCCACAGACATCTTCTACGGGGACGCCGTTAAATTAGTAACTGGTGGCACCGTCGAGCGTGATACGTTCGATGCTGCTATGACTCCTATTGGAGTCTTCATGGGTGTTTCTTACACTGATCCCGGTACGTCACAAAAGACTTTCCGACAATACTATCCTGCTAGCACAGCAGCCTCTGACATCGTAGCGTATGTATGCGATGCCACTGACGTATTGTTCAAAGTTGCTGTTGTGTCGTCTGGCACCACCATTGGTGATCTAGCTATCACTGATATTGGCGCTAACGTGGCTGGTGTTAACAATTCTGGAAGCACCACAACTGGCAACTCCAAAAGTGCTATATCAGACACTTCTGCCACCACTAGCAGTCTTCCTTTCCGCATCGTAGAGTTGGTTGAAGAAACCAAGAACTCTTCTGGCGGGTTCACGGAAGCACTTGTTAAGTGGAACGCAGGTCATGCGTTTGATAACACTACTGGTATTTAAGGAGTA